GGAGCAAGTTCCATCGAAGCGCTGGAAAAGAGGAACAGGCTCAAGGAAAAGGCCGACAATCTAGCGGATCAGTTCGCGATCAGTGGAAAGACTTCCCAACTGAATCCCCGATTTGTGGCGTCAATGATGGGCTTCCCAGCAAACTGGACGGAGTTACCTTTCCTAAATGGAGAAGCGAATCCCTCAAGGCCTACGGAAACGCAGTAGTTCCGCAGGTGGTTTATCAAATCTTTCAAGCGATTAGTGAATACGAGATAAGCCAATAACGTCAATTCGCACGCCTGCCCATTCGTTTGGCTGGCTTGATGTCAAAAATTGAGCGCATCATGAGAGCGTCAGCAAAGTCAGGCGAGCGGCCAAGCTCCTGCTTAAATACCTCCTTGGGCTGTACCTTTATTTTGTTGTCGGTTCCAACGTTGACGTTTCGAACCACGGACAGTTCCTCTATTATGTCTTCCTTATACTTGCCAACCTTTTCACCAGGTAGCGCAACTTCGCCGTCGTTGATCTTTCTGGCTAGATGGTAGTAGCATTGAGACTTGAGGTTTTGGAAGTCCTCCTTGAACCTCTTAATCATGTAAACTGGAGCCGCGCCGTTTCTGAACTCCCTGGCGTTTCTGAGGTATGAAGAAAGAAATCCTCCAACGCCGTCCCGGTCGTATACCATGTTTGTTCTGGGTACTCTATGCCGGGTTGCTAATCCTTTCAGGATCTCTTCCATTTGCTTGTACTCAGTCTTGTCATGCACCACTACCTCAACCACTCTCCATCCATACCAGACGATGGCCACAAACTTGTCTGATCCTTGTTCGGCAATATCGGCGCTAATAAAGCGCTCTCCAGGTCTTGGGCTGCTTGGAGTGTACTGATTGTCAAACATGTCGATGATTCGATCGTATAGCATAAGGATGCCTTCTGTATCGTCATATTCCCAGTTCCCATAAAGAAGGCGCTGCTTCAGCGTGTTGTCGTCAAGATCTTCGAGGTTCTTGAGGTAGTGAGGGCTTATCCATGGGTTATCTGTTGCCAGAGCTTTAACGAATCTCCGGTTCTGCTTTATGCTGCCGTCCTTGTGTGGTTTGTAAAAGTTCTCAAATGTCCAGCCTTTTGAGGGATTGCATGTGCAGAGAAGCTTCGGTGTAAGGCCAAACTCGTCGAGCTTGTAACGTATCCGGGAGCGAACAACCTGGACGGCTTTCCAGCTTACCTCGTTTGCTTCATCAATGAAAGCTCCGGTTATCTCAAGTGATCCTAAGCTGACAAATTCAGGATCCGAGGGATAAAGAAACAAGTCCTTCAGAAATATGTATGACTCAGCAGGCACCTGATTTCCTTCCCCGTCATCGGTATAAAAGCGGACAGTTATTCTGCCTTGGGCATTATTAAGCATGAGGGAGATCTCACCTTCCCAGATCTGGGCAACTTCAAAGAGGGTAAGGAGTGTAGTTTCTTTTAGGGTCTTGAGCTTAGCTCGTCCCATGAGCCAACGCGTGCCTGGATAAAGTGTGCACATTTGAAGCAGCCAGAAACAACCTGTCCACGACTTGGAACCGCCAGCGCCGCCACCGTACAATATCTCATTGATGTGAGGCTGACTCAGATAGCCTAGAACCTTCCACTGCTTTTCGTGAAGGTCTACCATCTTCTGCCTGATCTCCGGTTGCGTCTGGGTCATATAAAATCGGAATTATCTGCAGAGTTCTTCGGCTTGTGCCCTGCTGCTGGTTTTGATTGCCTTCGTACCACTTCCCTCCAGGACGTGTCAGTATGTCTTTTGCTGCCTGACGCTTAACCCTCAAATCCTTGCTCTGCATCATGCAACTAACCATCACCTCTTCCGCTTGCTCTTCGAAGCTCTCAAGTATCTCTTGATACTTTTCCGGATTCTTGTTTATTCTATCCTTGACCGCTTGCCTCGTGTAGCTTATGCCAAGCTCTGCTTCTATCAAGCGTGCCGCCCTGGTTTGGTAGCCCATGGCTCTTCTGACCGCATCCCAGAATTGAGCCTCGGTAACCTTGCGGACACGTGGAGCTTTTATCGGAGACTTCTTTTGTACTTTCTTCCTGCTCTTCGGTGCTGCTTTCTTTGCCTTGCTTTGTGCTCTTTTCGCCATCCTCGGTTTTTCTGAGTTTGTAAAGTAAAGTCAAGATCTTGCTCTGCTGTGAACAACTGATCTGCTTCCTTTCTTACGTACAATCCATTCAATCTTATCTTCCCTTTTTCGCGTTCCTCTATGCCTGCTTGAACGACCGGCGCTAATAGCTGGTCTTGGATCTCTTCGCAGAGTTTCCTGATTTTGGAAATCTTACGCTTATTTCCTGTTTCTGGAATGGTACTCATCTTTCCTTTTTAAAAATTCAACATAGTAGTGCTTCAGGTCATCGTATCCGAACCAATAAGGCTGGATCTGCCAAGTCTTTGGGTTTACATAAATCAGGCCAGCGAGGTCAACGTGCACACCGTCGCAACGAGAATAGGCGCCTAGCTGGAGCGGTCCATCGTACAAATTGACCTTCTTTGGGTCTTTGTCTGTTCCTTTCCAATCAATGACGCATCGCCTCATTTCTCCAGAGCGCTCTGGATCCGCTATGCTTCCCAGCCAATCAAGCTTGCCGTGATATCCTTCTTGCTCGTTTTCGACTTCAAGCTCGACGTATTTCCACTGAAGGCGGTCAAAGAATCGCTCTAGCCTTTTTGCTCCTGGTTTATCAATGTAGCAGCCGTGGTTAAAATAGTCCTCGCATAATGAGTGGATATATTTTCCACGTTCAATGCCTGCCTGCAGGATGGCTTCGGCCTGAGTTTCCGTTATACGTTCACGCCAAGCTTCCAAGGCCTTCACTCTTTCCTCTGGCTGAGTAGCTTCAAGGATGGTTGTTATGGCTACGCTATCAGGATTTGTAGTCTTTGCCATTGATTTTTATCGGTAGATCTGGGTAGCTGTTTTGGAACCGGTTAATAATGACCTGACAGTAATGAGGGTCGATTTCCAGAGCTATGGCCTTTCTTCCAAGCTTCTGGCAAGCCATGAGGGTTGATCCGGAACCGCCAAATGGTTCATAGATGTGATCGCCTTCTTGACTATGGTTAATGATGGCACGAGCCGGAAGATCTATGGGCTTTTGTGTTGGGTGCATGTAGGTGTTAGATGGATCTCTGTCAACCTTCCACACGTCAGAAGCCGCACTTTCTGTTCTCGGTCCGTACCATGTCTTCATGCCTCCACCGCCTTTCTTGTAACCGTAAAAAATGATCTCGTACTGGTTGTGGTATCCGTTCTGCTTCATGCTGAATCCGTTTTTCACCCAGATTAGGTGACGAGGTATTTGAGAAAGGAACCGCTCGAACAGCTTGGCATAAAGTCCAATGTTGCCCTCACCTCCGCAGAAATAGAGCCTTGCCGTTTCACTGGTCGCCTGTTCTATGGCCAGTTCAAAGCTAAATGGTATGGCTGTTTGTGTAAGATCGCCGGCGATGTTGCTTTTTTGCTTTCCTCCTTGGACGTTCACACCGTAAGGAGGATCAGTGAACACCATCTCACATTTTTCACCGTTCAGGACTCGCTTCACGGCTAACGGGAGAGTAGCATCTCCACAAAGCAGGCGATGGTCACCGATTTCAATCAGGTCGCCCAGCTTTACATCAGAGCTTTCGATCTCGTAGTCCTCTTCAGACATGGTATCCATTTTTTCATCTGGTTCAGTGAAATCTGGGTCGTCATCAGTGTTCCAAACTTCAAGTCCGGCCTCTTTGAGTTCTTCGGGCTCCCACTCGTTGGCCAGCATGTCAAAGTCAAACTCGCCCTTATGGACGTTGTCTTTAATCATGTAGTTTCTTTCCTTTTCTTCTGTCAGGTTCTTAAAAAGATGGGTGGGCACCTTTTCCATTCCCAGTTCCTTGGCTGCTCGATAACGTTGGTGGCCAGCTATAAGCACAAGCTCACCAGTTCGGTCAGAAAGCAGCAGTGGTCTGCCTTTGAAGAACTCTGGGTCTTTCTTCATATCGTCAAGAAGCTCGTAGTATTTCTTCTTGTTGATCTTGCGAGGGTTGCTTTCTGAAACCTTGATATCACTGATCGGTCGGTATTCCATATTTTGACAGTTTTTTTGTAAAGATAGAAAGAACTTGATAGCTCTCTATTTCCTAAAGGTGTAAAAATGCTCCGGCCGACCGTATGGTCCTTCTCTTTTCTCTTCCAGCTTGTCCAGTATTCCGGTTTTCGCTAAGTCAGTCATGGCACGACGAACACTTGTGAGCGGCCATTTGTCATAGCCAGATTTCGCCAAGTGATCATGAACCATGCTGGCCGTAAACTTTCCGTGATAGTTCCAAGCAAAGAAGTCCTTAATGATTTCGTTCTGCTTGGTGGCCTTTGTGATAAAGTCCATTAGCAGTTGTCCCGATTCATTTGTGGTGTTGTGGAATAGTGTCATCAAATAGCGTTTTAATGTTTGATATATGATACAAAAAGTCCTGTTTTTGCTCTCAACGTAGCACATCTCATGCACTACAGTTAACTATACTTCGGTTATTGGATAGGTGTGATAATTATCAAGAATGTGCTGCTTTGCCCAGCGCATGCGGTCTTCGTAAAGTCCAGAGGCTTTTGCTTTGGCAATCACTCGCTTTGCTCTATTAATTGCGCCGCGCATAGTTCGTTCTGCAGCAGTGACCCTCATGCCAGTGTCAACGTGTGTCACCTGCCATTTGTCTTTGCTATTCCATTCTTGATGAACTCCAAATAATTCACCATCAATGTAAAGGCGGTAGGCTCTGACCTCTCGCCAGGTATGCACCAAAACCTCATTAGCGTTTGGAACCTGATCCAGAACAGCTTCTATCTGTATTCTGATTGGGATCTTTTTTGCTCTCATTTTTTCCAGATGTGAGGTAGTTTGTCAACGGGATAAGCAATCCAGTGACCACGAATCATTCCGTAAGCTATGTTGTCTTCAAACGTCCAAGTGTCTGGGCATCCTGCTAAACGCATGAGCTCAGGCTCAAGTTGATTTCCTGGTTGCCACCAATTTAGGTCGCGCTCTTCGTCTCCGGTGAAAATAGGCTTGCCGCTTGGGTAGAAGCTGACGCTATACCCGTATAACCGCGAGGACTTGTCAGTTATTGTCGCCTTCTTTAGTCTGGGGTACTTTCCCAAGATCCTGTTCTTTAGCTTTTGCATTCTGTGTTTTCTCATGAGTTATTCCGTTTTGTTTGTCAAATTCAACTGCCCAAGCGTGGAGCTCCTCGAACTCAGCCTCAGTCATAGGCTTTCGCTTTGGACGTTGGTTCTTTTTATCCATTTGGTCAAGGTTTTTCTTGTAGGCCTCGTAGTCAACCTCTGGAATGACGTATTCGTCATTCTTTCGGTTGTGGTGTTCCTTTTCTCGCATGATTGCGCGTTCCTCGGCTCTTTTCTGAATCCACTCACCGACTAAAGGCGCGGAGATCTTGTTGCCATACACTTTGCCATATAGTCCGGCGCGGCCTTTTTGGATTGCAAGCTTGATGTCCTCCAAGTGTTCAGTAGGCCATGCCTCCAGAATGGTTTCAGCAATAAGCTGGCAGACGTTTGGCTTCACCTCTGCGCCAATGATCATGGAAGTTTCAACCAAGTCCAGTGTCAGGCCTTCCTTTATGGCCTCTGGAAAGCTCAAGACCGCATGCCTGACGGTCATCATTTTCATTTTGTCGTAGGTTTGAATGTTGCTCATTGTCTTCTTCTTTTCAATAGTTCTCCAGCTATGAGCTCGTCGCGCTGTTCATCTCCCAGCGTGAGCTCGTCCTTCCATCCTTCCTCAACTAAAAAGGTGAAGGGATTCTTTCGGTATTTTTTGTTCGGTTGGCTGATCTTGTATTTGGGCAGATATTCCATGATGGCCTCCCTTTGGTCTTGTGGGATCCGATTCCAAATATTTGATAGCGTTCGCTGATTGCCTGCCTTTTTATCGTACTCTTCCCAGAAATCTTTAAATGTAGGCCAGACCTCAGCCTCGTGAACCTGACCAGAAAGCACGCCGTCACGATACGAGTCACTCCTTATAGGGTGGTTATGCCGTGGCATACTTTTGGCATCGCTTTGGCTTAGTGGCTGGGATATGCCAGAAACATGCCTTTCATTTTCATTTTCATTTTCATTTTCATCTTCAATTACATCTTCATTTAAAGAAACATCGGAGTGTGATTTTTTCCAGCGTTTTTTGGCGTTCTCGCTTTGTCTTTCAGAGAAGGCGCGGCGCTTGCTAACTTCTGCGTTTAGCCTTTCGTTGTACCATAGGCCGTCTGAGTCCTTTTTAAATTTTGCCATGACGTCAGGGCTTGGATTTCCTACGGCAAGCTTTACAGCCTTGTCTGAGAGGTGCCCTTTGAGGTGCTGAAGGCATAGCAGCGTAATGTATTGACCACGTTCCTCCATGGTCAAGTCTGAAATACCCGAATAGAAATCCGAGGTGTAAAACAGAAATGCGGGATCTTTTCCTATTTTTGGCATGAAATCTCTTCTTATTACTTATTCATAACTGGCAGCAAAGAGCCCGACCTCACCGTCGGGCATTTTTGTTCCTTCGAAAAACTGCCACCAGAAACATGATGACAAGTCCGACCAAAACCAATGGTCCTAATCTAAACAATCGTGTTCTCAATCTCATTTTGTTTTTTATGGTAAGGGAGCCGGCTATGAACCAGACGACTCCCAGATAAATCAAATTCCAAATCATGACTTTTGAATTGTTACTCGTAAAGTCCGTCGCGAAGGCCTAGCAAGCGGTACAATCGGCACACCGTCAACCTCACCGTTTCTGGCCATGTCCAAGATCTTCTTCCTGCCTTTCAGCTTTTTGTCGATCTCTTTAGCCTGAGACTCTAGGTGCTGGTACTCTTCGTCCACTGAGTAATTATACGCAGCAGGCGTGCTTGTTTCGTTGATGATCACCAAACCGCGCTTTGCTTGTCGCTCAGCTTCTGGGTACTTGTCGAGCTCGTCCATTGCATAATCACTCAGCCGAGCTTTCATCGATTTGACGTAGTGCTCCAACTGGGAAAGCCTTGCAAGCACTTCGAGCGGATCCATTGTCCCAGACTCACCATACTTTTCAGCCATAAGCGCTCCAAGTTCTTCGAGCTTATCCTTTGGAAGGTCTATGTTCTGATCCTTGATCATGTCCAATAGTTGCAGTTGCTTATCCATTTTGCGGGTCTGGGTTTTCGTGATTGAATTGTGCCATACTTGCGGCCTCTTCCATTAGCTTATCCTTGACCTTGTTGCCTACCTTGTACTTGGTGTAGATGTCCTCGAACTTGTTGTCAGGTTGTGCAAGCCACTCGACTGCTTTTTCATAAGCCTCAGTGCCAAGGTTCAACCATGGTCGCTCGTCGTTCTGATCATTTTTTGATGTCGATTTTTTTGCTGCTCCTTTCTTGTTGACTTGCTCACCTGCAGCGTCATTGTCGTCATCGGTGGAAAGCGTAAGCATTGAAGCAAGTGCATATCTTCGCATGTACGTGATAGCAGATCCCAAGGATTGGTAGACGTTCATGCCTCGCAGCTCCACGCCTTCTTGGATTCTCATTTTGCTGGTCATTGACTCACCACTGTCTACGTGATAGACGGTTGTTTTGATAAATAAGGCCAAATTCTGCATTTCCTCACCACTTTCTGGATTTATTCCTGCAACAACGTGCTCATGGTTCAAATGCTGGTAAAAACCGAGGCCGTGCTCCTTTAGCTTTGGCTTTACTTGGTCAAAGATTGCAGACAAATTCGCATATGAATAATTGCTGAACTCGTTCTCGGCGTTCTTCTTAATTCCTTCTATCTCAGCGCTAAACGCCGCAAGCGCCCGGAGTAGATTCTTAGTTTCTGACATAATTTATGGTTTGTTTTTTTACAATATTAGCCATTAGCTTTCTATAATCTGAAATATTATTAATAATTTTGGCCTTATGAGCGCTAATAAAAAATCAGAAGAGGTGGTCAGAAAGACCTATGACAGCATAGGCCTGGCCGTTGCCGACTACCTGGAACAAGAAGGCAAGAAAAAACAATGGATGGCTGACGAGCTTGAGATCTCCCATGTCACTTTAATGAAGAAAATGAGAGACAACCAAGAATGGACAAAGAGTCAGGTGATCCACCTTCAGTTTCTTGGAATAAATATCTAACCCATGAGCAAAATCATATCATTAAATGAAGAAGCTGCGCAGCGTAAGTGGCAGTCCTTGTCGGATAAGGAAAAGGTGGATGCCCTGTTTAGGCAAACCCAGATACTTCAAAACGCCAACCACGCCTACAGCACGCAGCTTGGAAACTTGGCAAAGGTTGTGCCATTGGAGCGGTATGTCTGCGCCACTGTTTTAAAGTTTCAGGTAAAAAAGGCACATGAAGGCCAGTACATGCTGCCGGCCGGCCCTTATATTTTGATGCTCGATATATCTGGAAACTTTCCAGACAAGGAATACAAGATCAAGTCTTTAACAATTGATGACAAGGAGATACAGTTGTCACCGTCTGAGCGGCTTGGTATTATGCACCACCTTGAAAAGTACATCATATGGATATGATCGATTTCTTCTTTCTGGTTCAGTTGGAGGACATGGAATGCCTTGTCGAAGATAAGTGGTCATCATGGTCTTGCAGATTGGATCAGGTGGTTGAATATTACGACAACCCCCAGCTTAAGGGAACAACGGCAGTGACGTTGGTTGGAGGCAAAACTGTCTGGATCCGTGAGCCTTTTGAACTTTTTGACGCTATCTATAAAAATGCGGTTAAGCGAGCTAAAAACATGGCAGTCAAAGCAGGCGTATTGCCGGAACATTGAGAAGGAAATCATCGCTCTGCATAAGGATTGGATCAATAGAACTAAATTAGCCCAACGTGAGGCCACGTGGCAAGGCAGGGAGCGCGTTCGGCGCTGGACTTATAGGATAGCCCTCCCAGCCATTAAAAGAGCTCAGAGGCGCCGAGAACGCGTCATTGAAATAATCAAAACTCAGCATCCGGACAAGGACTACAAGGCACTGAAAAACTATAGGGATTTTTTAACCGAAATGTTATGAAGTACAAATGCAAATTGTTCGTGATTCTTTTGGCACTGTTTCCGCTCACTGGTGGAATCGGTTTACACAAGCTTTACCTAGACCAGCCCATGCTGTTCAAGTTTAGCTTAGCATTCTCATTGGCTGGAATATCATACATGGTTGCCATACATGACGCAATCAAGTTTATGTTTATGCCGGTGCATGTGTTTAACCAGAAATACAATGGCCGCAAAATCATATAAGGCCGTACCAAGGCAAAAAAGCCGCCACCTTGAAACCATTCGACTTATACGAGGTTTGAGGTGGCCGGCTTATGCCGACGAGATTGATCGGCTGTCAAAGGTTTCTGAAGACTGCCTGCAGGCGGCTTTGTGTTCTTGGCTGGATTATCAAAAGGTCACATATTTTGCCGTTCCCAATGGAGGCAAGAGAACCAAAGCAGAGGCCATAGCTTTAAAGTTGACAGGAGTTAAGCCAGGCGTGCCAGATCTGGTCATTCCTATTCCTTCACAAGACTATCATGGTATGTTCATTGAGTTAAAGCATCTTAACAACACAACCACGCCCCATCAGAAGGCGTGGCTGCAAACTCTTGTAGATGCTGGCTATCATTGTGTCGTTGTCAAAAACTTAGAATCTGCTCAAGCCTTAATCAAGGCTTATCTCAAATACCTCCCCCATCACTAATTGTCCAGTTGTTTGGAGCGTTTGTAAGAATGTCCCTTGCCGCCTGGCTTGTGGCGATAGTGTATTGCACAGCAGAAAAACCAATTGTTACGCTCGGCTGAATTGCTTGAAGAGACCAAGCATTAAGTAGCAGGTCATAATTGGCGGTACTAAAGCTATTTGGGCCGTTGATAAAGTTAGTTGCGTCAGTAAGCGATGTAACGTCCCAACCAGAAATGTCCTGATTAAAAATCATTGATCCAGCACCAGAGTTGTTGTTAAACATATTGCTAGCTAAATCAAGAGAAGTCGTAACCCATGAGCTTAGACCGGTTCCAACAAAAGCCAAGCAATTAGAGAACATGGAACCCATGTTACTAATAAGAGAAACATTCCACCCAGACAAGTCACTATTAAAAGACTGGCAATTACTGAACATAGAACTTGCGTTAGTGCATGATGAAGGATTCCAGCTCGAAACGTCGGCGGTCATGTTTTGATTACCTACAAACAAACTACCTAGATTAGCAATGTTGCTTACATCCCAATTTAAGGCGCCTACGGCTTGAAGATCACAACTGCCAAAAGCAGCCTGAAGATTTGTTAAGTTGCCACTGTTTAGTCCTGTCCATGTTCCGATAGCACCCTGAAAAGCAGTGCATCCCTGGAACATAAAGAAACCATTCTGAAGAGAAGACAAATTCCAGCCAGTGACGTTACCGTTAAAACTGGTATTTCTTCGCATAAACTGAGACATCTCCTGAACAGTGCTCATGTCCCAAGTATTAAGGTTTTGATTAAAAGCCGTATTATCTAAGAACATTTGATTCATTCTTGTAACCGACCCAAGCGTCCAAGAACCAATAGGCTGATTAAAAGACATTGCCGGACCACCATTTAAGCCTTGAAACATTGAGCTAATGAATATTGCAGATGTCATGTTCCAGCCGGAAATGTCCTGATTAAATGCGTAGGCCTGTCTAAACATTTGTACAAAATCTTGACCTGAAGAAGTATTCCAGCTCGTTATATTTCCATTAAAAGAGCTGGCCTGATCAAAAGCTCCATTAAAGTTTACAACCTGAGACACATCCCAAGAGTTGAGGTCTTGATTAAATGAGGTGGCGCCAGCAAACATATCGATCATGGTTGTTACACCAGAAGCGTTCCAACCGTCAATAGGTCTGTTAAAGCTTGAGCAGTTCTGAAAAACTCCGTTAAAATTGGTTGCGCTGGCTGTGTTCCATCCGCTCACATTTCCGTTGAATGAGGAACATCCTAAAAATACGCTGTCAAAAGAAATCACACTAGACACATCCCAGCCAGAAAGGTCAGAATTAAAGTTTGCACAACTTTCAAAAGCTCTGCCAATAAATTGAAGATTTGAGCTAATACCCCAGCCAGAAACATCCCCTGCAAAAGCCGGTGATTGTCTAAACATTTCTCCGATACTGTTTGCATTTGATAAGTTCCAGCTTGAAAGGTTGCCATTAAATAATGGACATTGCTTGAACATTAAACCAAAGTTGGTAGCGTTAGTAACATTCCAGCTATTCAGGTCTTGATTAAAAACGTCACAGCCGTTAAACATGGATGAAAAGTTTAGAACAGAGCTGACATTCCAAGAATCAATATTACCATCATCAAAAAGAATACAACTACGAAAAGTGGCATTCATTTGGGTTACTAATGACACATCCCAAGAATCTACATTCGCGATTGTTGTTATGGACTCGCAACTTGCAAATGCCTCTTCAAGAGTTGTAGTTCCTGTAAGGTCAAGCGTGTCATTACAATTGTCTAAGATTAAGTTAGTACAACCGAAAAAATAGCCAGTTTCGTTACCTAACCTTAGCGGACCCCAATCTGTAATTTCAAGCATCTTTTCCTTATCACCTACGTCCTGAAATGCCCAACCCTCGATCGTTCCTGAGATGCTGATCGTATAAGTCCCTGGGGCAGCGTAGCTATGCAGTTTGTTGGGGTCTGTCCATACATTAATTGAGTCCATTGATGCATCACCCCAATCAACATTAAAGTTGTAGTTTCCGGTTGCTACAAGTGGCAGCTCAAACTCATTATTAGCTGAAGATCCTGCCGATAAGTTGTTAGTGTCAACTTCAAATTGAAAGGCAAACAAAACGCCGCCACCGTCCGAAATTGTCCAGAAGTGATTGGTGATTAAATCATTTCTTCCGGCCTCAGCATCACCACCCAGAAAGTATTGAGAGTTGCCAAAGTTTGGCGATAAACTATTCTGCGGATTCTTAGATGGCCATCCGGTGTTTATGTCGAGAATAGAATTGTAATTCGCAGTTGATAGCGTTACGCTTGTCATGAAATTGTTCAGGTTGGTCACGTTCTCAATGTTCCAATTTCCAAGGTCTTGATTAAATGAGGTGGCACCATTAAACATGCCTCCCATGTCAAAAACCTGAGACACATCCCAAGAGCCAATAGGCTGATTAAACTGATTGGCAAACCCAAACATAGAACCCATATCCACCGGCGCCGCAGTGTTAATTGTCCAGCCAGAAAGATCTTGATTAAATGTAGTAGCACCAAGAAACATATTTTGAAAATTGACGACTGACGACACATCCCAAGAGCCAATATCCTGATTAAAACTTGGATTGCTTTCAAACATGCCAAGCATGGTAATTACTGATCCTGTATTCCAGCTCGTGATATTTCCGTTAAAGGCGTTTGCGTGATCAAAGGTTCTGCTCATAACTTCAACAGTTGAGACATCCCAAGAATTAAGGTCTTGATTAAATATTATGGCGCCATTGAACATGCTGCTCATGCTTGTAACACCGTTTAAACTTGAACCAGGTCTCTCCCAGTTGTCAAGCGGCTGATTAAAGCTTTGGCAGTTACGGAACATCTCCTGCATGTTTGTTGCAGCGTCTACATTCCAAGAGCCAATAGGCTGATTGAAGCTAATAGCACTATTAAACATACTTGTAAAATCCTGAACGGTTGAGGTATCCCATCCGGTTATATCTTGATCAAATAAGATGCAACCACGAAACATGCTTTCGGTTGTGGTAACCCCAGATAAATCCCAGTTATCAAGCGGCTGATTAAAAGCTGTGCATCCGTTAAAGAGATCATTCATCTGAGTAGCTGATAGCGTGTTCCAGGCGTTTAACGGTTGATTAAAGCTTGAGCATCCGGCCAGCATAGACGAATAGTCTGAAACAGTGATCATGTTCCAAGAGCCTATAGGTTGATTAAATGCTGGGCAATTGTTAAACATTCGCTCAGCGTCAATAAGTGAGCCAAAGCCCCAGCCAGAAATGTCCTGATTAAAAACATCGCAACCTTCAAACATTCGCTCTGTTCCTGTTACATTAGGAAGTGACCAAGTAGTCACATCTTCATTAAAGGCATCGCATCCGTTGAACATGTTAGAGCAGTTTACAAAGCTTGTAGTAGTCCAGCTTGCAAGCGATTGATTAAACACGGTGCATAGGTTGAACATATTGGCTGTTGACGTCGCTGAGGACATATCCCAGCTATCAACGCCTGGATCGTTAAAAAGAGAGCAAAACCTAAAGAAATTGCCAAAATTTTCAACTCCTGTTGTTATCCAAGATGAAGAGTTAGCGATAGTTGTTAGGTTGCTGCAACCTTGAAAAAAATCACGAACATCTGTAATGCCGGTAAAATCTAATGCATCAGTAACACCAGTTAAATCGAGGTTGCTACAATTTTGAAAGGCGCCTCTTGCCTGAGTTCCTGGTGTATTCCAACTGATTATACCCCATTCAGTGATCGCCAGCATTTTTTCTGGATCTTGCCCAATAGCCGTTTGACCAAATGACCAACCATCCAGCGTTCCTGTAATTACAACATCATAAACCCCTGGAGCAGCATAGGTGTGCCTTGTCGCTGGAGCGTTGAAGGTTGTGATCGTATCAATGTTTCCGTCACCCCATTGAACCTGAAAGTCATAGTTACCACCACCAAGCAAAGGCAACTGGAATTGATTAACCAAAGAGTCACCAGCTTCTTGTGTGTCAACCTGAAACTGAAACGCTACAACCGGAACGCCGCCACCGTCAAATATGCTCCAATTGTGAACGTTCTCAAGGTCTTGCTTCCCAAAATCTGCTGCGGTATTTAGGTTGTATTGAGAAGCGCCAAAATCCATAAACACGTTGTCTCTTGGATTTTTGGTTGGCCAGCCTGTTGTAATGTCAAGAATGGAATTGTAGTTGTCAATTGAAAACTGTCCTCCGCTAATAAATACAAAACCCTCCGTCACATTCTGAATGTTCCAATCACCTAAATCCTGATCAAAGGAGGTACAATTCTGAAACATCCTGCTAATAATCCGAGCATTGCCCATATCCCAGCCGCCAAGGTCTTGATTGAAGACCACACATTGCGAAAACATAGCCTCAAAATCTTCACCGGAAGAAACATCCCAACCAGAAATGTCCTGATTGAATCCGGGGATCCGTTCAAACATTTCTTTAAATACAACGTTGTTTGACACGTTCCACCCAGTAACGTCACCAGCAAATACAGTGGCGCCTTCAAACATGCCTTCCATATCAAGAGCATTTGAGACATCCCAAGTATCAAGCGGTTGATTAAAGTTGATGGCTGCATTAAACATGTTTTTAAAGACATTGCAACTGCCAACATCCCAAGTCGTGATGTTTTGGTTAAATAAAGAAATAAAGAACATCTCTTCAAACGTGGTGACGTTCTCAACATTCCAGCCGGAAATGTCCTGATTAAATTGATGCTCAAGGCCTGGTGTTCCTGATCCTGAGAACATGTTCTGCATTGTCGTTACATTGTCAACGTTCCAGGATGCGATGTTTTGATTAAACTTTAAAGCCCGATCAAACATGAATGACATATTTGTTACGTTGTCAACAACCCATGATCCAAGACCAATTCCAGTAAATCCATTTGTGGCATTGTTACAAAACCGAAACATGCCTGAAAGGTTGGTGGCATTGTTCATGTTCCAAGTTGAAAAATCTGGATCAAAAGCCGAATTGCTGCAACCGTTGAACATGTTGTTAAAGTCAACGCCAGAAGACACATCCCAAGCGCTGCATCCAACGCCATCAAATTGTGGACATGTTTCAAACATGGAACTGAAGTCAGATACTCCAGATACGTCCCACAAGTTCAAGTTTGGAATACCTCTGGTTGTGCCAAAGAAAAAGGCAAACCTAAAAGCTCTTCTTAGTGTCGTTGTGTTAGAAAAGTTTGGAACATCGGTAGCCGTGACTTGGAGATTAGTTTGAGCGTCAAAAGCGCCCTCCTGAAGTACAAATGACTGTCCCCAGATCTGGACATCTTTTACTTCACCACGAATTAGGCCTGGGCTGTTTTCATCTGGACGACATGACCAGCCATCAATAATTTCACCGAAAATTTGTATCGTGTAGTCCTGAACGGATGCATATTGGTGTGTCCTCTGCTGTGTAGTTATGGCACCATTGACCGAAATTATATCGTCTTGGGTGCCGTCACCCCAATCGACTGTCAAATTGTAGTTTCGGTCGTTTATTAGCGGAAGAGTAAAAGCGGATCCGTTGCTCAGTGGACGGATGACTGCTTGAAAGATGTCCCAAATTCCGCTTGCCACGTTGGAGTATTCAGGATTTTCTGGCGTGTTTATACGGTAATAATAAGTGACAGCTTGAAGCGCGGTGGTGTCTTCGTATGTGATAGTGTTAGCCGGAACAGTGTCAATAAGAACAAAAGGACCACTTGGTGATGTAGATCGCTCTATGTTAAATTGGCTTTCTGACAAAGAGCGATCAGTCCAATTTAGGACAATTTTGTTATTGCTTCCTACAGCGTCAAGAACCGGTGGAAGATCTGCCGGCACTTGGTACAAATAATTATCTTTTGCCTCAACAACAACCGTGGCATTTGACAAATCAAAAATGTCACGATATACCGGCTCTTGATATCCTTCTTCACTGACCCATGTTTGGCCGTTTATTCTTAGATCGTTAAGGGCAAATATTTGATGTAGCTGCTCGTGCATGTAGGGAGGCACATTGTAAACCTCAAAAGACATCTTTCGATATGCGCGAGAACTCAGCACGCTTGGACGGCCTTCACTGTTTCTAAAGAACGATCGCTCACTTGCCGGAAACCTTCTCCAATCTTTGGCAACTACTCGCACATTGAATCGCTCACCGTTGTCAAAGCTGGTAAACTCTAGGTTCTCGTCGTTGCCAGCAGAAATAAGCACTGATCCTTCATGCTGTTCCTTAAGATCAAAAACTTCTGACTCAATGTAACCGTCAGCCACGCCGACAATCTTTGGAACTATTCGGAGATAGTAAAAATTAGGCGCTAAGTCATTAAATGAAACGCTGGGGCTTCTGTAGATGCCGCGAACATCACCGGTCCTTTGGTCGGTATAATTTGCGATAAAGTCTATACCAGCCGTTATTGTCTTAACTACGTTTCGATTGCGATCAAGAATTTGAATCTCGTGTTCAGTATAAGCGCTGAGCCATTGGAATTGCTTGGTATCGGCTTTTTCCACCAACTGGCAATAGTCAGCATGGTTTACACGAATAGGCTCGTCAATGCCTTCAAAACGCTCGTTGTCGTAAAGTCCAGGATCTTGGTCATTAACAAACCTTAAACTGTTGAGCGTGGGAGCAAACAGAAATAAAGAATTATCCATCGGTGTTAAGAATTACGTATTCAAAAATCTTTCTAGTCATGCTTGGCAAGTCATATCCTCCAAAGAAGGTGTACAATGATTCTAGGGCGCTTGATGATTCGTGCAAATGGCTGGCCACTCGATTGCAAGCTTCTGAAAGAGGAACTTCCATGTGCACCGGCGTATCTTGATAATACACCTCATAGTTAAAAATCAACGAAAAAATGCTGGCGGTTGCTATAGACAATACCATTTGATCGCTGCCTGCTTTGCCGTCTTTATCTATGGTAAACTTGGAGCTCGCATCTAAATTGTAGATAGTCAGATACTCATTAACTCGTGCCTCCAGCACGTCTAAGCTTTTAAAAAATTGTCCTTTGGTCATGATTGAAAGAAGTTTTCGTTTGCTCGTAAAAGTTCAAATGTCGCCACACGCGAATCACCATTCCATTCAAGGGATTGAATAAAACCAATGCGTTGTTCGTTTTCAATTGGGTCAATGAATTGAATGACTCCATTCGGGTTTTGGTCTATTGCCTTAATTTGTGTGAATGTAAGTTTTGCCTCAAATGAGTAGATCTCCGGAAACCATCGTGGCGGCTCTTCTAGCTCGCTTTCTGGCCAGTCTTGGTTTTCGGAAATAGTGCCGCTTGGAACAAATGCGAATCCGTTGGCGGTCATGCGATAGTTGCCGGTACCTTCTGCAAAATATACAGTTGGATCAGCGTTGTTATACAGCGACCCAAATATCCAAGGCAACCAAGTAAAAAGCATTGTCGCTGGGCTCAGCTTGTAGTTCATGATGTTGTCTGGATCTACAAAGTTTTGAATGCTTGTCGTGCCTTCATCCTTGCGAGATCTCCAGTCCGATTCAATACCAGCGTTTTCAATTACACTGATCATAAATAGGTTTTCATCGTACCTTTCGTTTGGCTGCTCTTCAATGACAACCCCAACTTCAAGGCCTTCTCTTCTCTTGAGCTCTACAATGTATCCAGAGGTGATGGTGTTAGTCAGAAGCTCAAACTCGGCGTCGCTTGTATTTATAGGCAGACGATATTGCCTGGTCGAATTGAACTCATCCACGCCTGCTACCTCTGAATCTTTCGCTTCCCAATTTCGATACCCTACGTTTATTGTCTGGTACCGGAACTCATTGCTTAGCGTCTTTTTAAATGCGCGAACACCAGTGCCTAGATCAAAAATCGTGTTTTCTATTTGGTAGAAGTGTTGCCAAGTTTCAATTCTCAGCTTGTCCTCGCCGTTGATGTTTTCAACCCCTACAGCAGCGCGAAATACCGGTCTTATGGTGTTGTATAGCTCCCGGAAAGAAGTGAAAAGGGAACGATCAGCTAAAGGGAACTGACGCAAGCCGTAGCCATTAGTAATGAAATTAAAAGCACCGAAATTATTAGGATCAAATGGATAGCTTGTCGGTTCGCTATCTTGCCTTCCAAACAGCGTTGAAAATATCCCGTCGGGCTTTTCGGTGATCTTTTCAATCACACGATTTAAGGACTCATACATCAGCATTCCGGTGACGTTGGTTTCTGGAAAGGTGGTAGTTGCGTCTATCTGCAGACGGTTTTGTGTAATTGGTGCAGGATCGTTTAGCACTTCGATTCTGGCGTTTGCTTTTAGGTTTGTTCCTCCACCTCGGCGTGATCTAACATTGATCGAAATGTAATGATAGAACTCATCTCCAGGCTCAACGTTGGTGAATGTTCGAAGATGCGTTTCATCAATAATTGCTATAAATGTTGTGACAGCAGGTCCACTTGAGGTAAATCCAAGATTTTCAGCAAATTCAATGTTTTGTTCTGAGTCAGTTTTTACCAAGAATGAGGATACGTCTGCTTCAAACAAGTCTGAACCTCCATCTGCATCAACAGTAATAGTAATGCGGCATCGCACATCATACTGAATATCAAAATCTCCAAAGTCTGCGGCCCTCAGGAAAAACCGCCGGTCACTAATTGGATCAACATTTGGGTTGTTTATGCCGTCGCGCTTAGTGATAAAAGTCTGATAGGAAAATATTTCATCTAGGTCGTCAGTGACATCTTCATCCAAACTAATCTGCCCATACATAAAAAGTGGGTTGGCAAGATTAAAGTTGTTTCCCGGCGTTACCGTTTCAAAGTCAACGTCATCATTTCTGGAGCGGGATTCATGCCTTCTGGGAATAGTAACTGAGTGCAACCGGAAGTTTGCCACTTGCTCGTCGGTATAAGGCGTGATAGCGTTTCCATCTAATGTCACTAGGTCAAAAAGATCAACTTTTATTTTTCGATTATTAAGAAACCTTCGGGTAAAGTCGTCCTCCTCAATGTTTGACCTGATCACTTTTAGCCCTGTTCCATCTTCAAGCGTTTCTTCGTAATTGTCCAGATTGACACGGCCGGTGAAGATTCTTTCAAAGTCAAATGTTGCCGGGTTTCGTTGCTGAACCTCAACTTCGATCAAGGCCTCCGGACCTTGTGTTTCGTATATATTCCGAATGTAGTCATAGCCATTGCCTTGCCACTCTATGTCAGTTGAGAACCGGCGAAAAATACCAAGCAGATCCTTGTCTCTTCTGTATTCAAAGTTTAGACTATCCCAATTAATTGGGCTGTCCTCAAGCACTTCGATAGAACCGACTAGGGCATTTGATAATAAAAACTTTAATCCGTAGCTACTCATTTTTTACCGTATCTATCGCTGAAATATTTAGTCCTACCTCCTTTGTGCTTAGTCCAAAGATCTATCGACCGTTCGGTCACGTTAAAGTATTGAACGCGCTGGCTGTCAATTGCCTCAAGTATGTCTTTGTCTCGCTCAGTGATCAACCTTTCAAACTGTTCCGGATCCATACCTGTTGAAACCACGGCCATTTCTTTATCCAAGCTTACATCCTGATCGATGTTGTTCAGAATTTGCTCGGTTTCTTTGGCGGTGAAAACCTTGGAATGTTTTGGCAAATCTATAAGGGTTGCTTCTCCAGGTGATTCCATGACCTTGCCCTCTGGCGTTACAACAAGCTCTGGACCGGCTTCACCAACAATGGCAATACCTCCAGGCGCATCTGCTGTCCCTGTCTCAAATGCTGGAATCTGTTGCTGCCGAATTACCGCAATTTGAATCGCTCCTTGTGCTGCTGTCAGCGCTGCTGTAATAAATGAGAATGGAGGTGGAAGAGTGGCCAATGCTTTAGTGACACCGGTTGCAGTGTTAATGATTGCATTTGTGATGCCGGCGGCTTTGTCAAATCGTAGCTGTCTTTCTTTGAGCTCTTGGATTCTTTGCTCTCGTTGCGCTTCTTGCTCAGCAAATCGATCTTCAATTGCTTGCCTGGCTTCCTCATTTTCACCCACCGCCTCAAGTTCTGCATCCCTCTGTTCTCTTAAAAGCTCAAGCCTTTCCTCTGCTTCTGTGATCGGTCCCTGCAATAAGTCGCCAATTCCTGAAAGAACACCAGCCAATGCTTGACCGGTTGCTGCTGCTCCTTGTCCAATTTCACGAAAAATTTGATCGGTCACTGCTTGGATTTGCTGCGCTGCCGCCTCAGCGTTGACGCCGCCTTCATCTACAATCTTCTGGAGCTCTTCTACAGCCTTTCGCCTTACGCTTGGATTGTTTACGCCAAGGGCACCATAGACGTTTATGGTTTCGAGTTCCTGAGCCAAGCGGTCAGCCTCATCTGTTATTTCATCAGCAAATGACAACTCTGGGCGGTTTTCAAATGCTTCATCTACGGCTCTTTCAAAGTTTGACTTAAACTCAATGTCCAGAGGTATTTCAATCTCAACCGGATCTTCTTCAACTGTTTCCTCCAGTACCTTTTGCGCTCGATCCTTAACGTCCATGCCCAATGTCTTAAAATCGTCATCTAGTTTTTCCGGTACTTTAGGGTCTGCAAAAAGCTTTTCAAAAAAGTCATCCAGAGCTCCTGCAAACTCTTCGTCTTCTGGGAAGATGTTTCTTACTTGTGCTTTTATAGCTTCAGCGTTTTCCGTCCCAAAACGATCGAATAACTGCTGAACAGCTGCGCTTCTGCTGGTAACTCCAAGCTGTCCAAACAAATCCTTTAGTGCTGCATCAATGTTCTTTTTGCCTTCAGACACATCCAAGGCTCTGGCAGCAAGCTGAGAAGAAAGGACTGTGTTGATCTTTGTCAGTTTTGGAACCTCTTCTTCTATTCCAAATATCAAGTCCTTGATACCTTGAGCTACAGCGCCGATAGCTGAACTCAATCGTTCAAAGAATTTCAAAACGTCACGAATGATTGGCGTAGTCTCTGCCCATTGACGAATCCCTGATATAAAATCCTGAACCCTGGTGATGACTGTTTTCAGAATATCGGCAATAGTTTGAAAAGCGGTAGTCTGTTTAATTGAATCAATCCACTCAAGGAATGAATCCCTGGCTGATCGGATTTGCTCAATTGTCAAGACAAGAAGGTTTCCCAAAATTTTAATTGGAACAAGAGCAACCGTTAAGCTCGCCCGGAAAACTTGAAGAGAAGCTTCTAAAAAGTCAAACTGCTTCGCACCCTCTGGCAAAATGTCGCTGATTAATTCGCCGATTTGATTAATAAATTCACCAATTGGAGCAAATGCTTCTTTAAATACTTGGACAACTACAGTGACTCGATCGATCAGTGCCGCCTTTATTTGATTGCCAAATGATTGCAGGCCGGTGCCCACTCCTTTAAATTCTGCCGCAAGATCTCCTTGAGCTTCTTCCACAAGCTGAGTGCTTTTTAATACTCGCTCGTTTGCCTTTTCTAAATCAGTAAGTTCACGCTCCAGAAAGTCAGTAGATTCCAACAGCGCAAGAAGGCGCTCTTGTCCAAGATCCTCACCAGGTCCACCAAATAAATCAGCTATGACCGTTTGAAATTCTTGGACTGTTGCTTCGCCTTCAGACAATCCTTCGAGCACAGCTTCCAGAGCCTCTTCAGTTTGCCCGGCGGCAGCTGCGTTCCGAATAAACTCTTGACGCTGATCGCTGAACGCCTTGAGTGCTTCTTCTGCTGCTGGAGTTAATTCACGGATCCGCAAACCGAACTCCTTAACTGTGTCTGCTGCTTTGTCTGAGAAGGCACCGCTTACGACGGCTGACCCAATAGTATTAATGAGCGATTCAGCGCTAAGGTTTGCGTCGGTAAACTGTGGACCATACTCCCTTATCTGATCTAAGAAATCTCCGTTGGCATTGGCACCTCTAAGCAGTCCCTGCTCGATAAGATCCAGAGCGTCATTAAACTCAAGCCCAAAATCACGAACCAGAATATTGGCCGCCTGTGTCGCCTCAACAAATTCAACCTCAAAGGTTTGGCTTATGGCAGCTATCCGGGCTCTGGCCACATCTGCATCTTCGCCGGTAAGCTGTAAGATTTGGTTGACTGTGTTGAGCTCTTTGTTGGTTTGTTGCACTAACTCATTGAGCTCATTGAAAGCGACAGACAAACCGCCTATGGCAGCCGTAGCAACTGCAATTTGAGGCAGAAACTTTCCGATTACACCAGCGCCACCGCTTAGGCCTTGAGTGAACCCAGAGATACCTTGTCCACCTCCTTTTCCAAGCACGCCAGATAATCCACCGCCCAAACCTTGAAAGTTTGCTCCTAAGCCTTGCAAAGCGTCGCCGTAGTTACCCACGTTTCTGAAGCTTTCGCCCAGCGTCTTATCGAAGCCTTTAAGCTCTTGGTCTAGTTCACTAATTTCCTGCTCCAAGCTGTTGATGATCCTTTCGTTCTGTTTGAAGGCATTGGAGTTTCGGTCTAATGCTCCAGGGATATCCCTTAGCTGTTTTTTGAGCGCTGTCAAGCGAGCGCTGGCATCTCTATATGTTGCGTTCGCCTTGTCAAAAGCAACCACTTGATTTCTGCTGGCGTCGGTAAGCTCCTTGATTAGCTTCGTGTTTGCAGTGATGGTGCTTCGGAGATCTTGACCTATTTGGCTGTTTTCTCTCTGCTCTTGGTTAAGCTGTTCGTATTCACCTTTTGCCTGCTTAAGCTCTTGACGAAGCTGAGTAATAGATTTGGCCTGTTGATCGAATAACTTCTCCGTAACACCGCTTGCAGCATTAAGAGTCTTTTGCTCTTTGGAGAGTTGGTTAATAGATTTAGCGCTTTCCTCTACAGCCTTTTGCTGTTGCTGGATAGATCCAGTGGCTTGCTCGATCTTTTTGATCTCGGTGTCAATGTCAAACTTTATGCCTTTCTTGGACGTTTCAATTAGCTCCTGCGTGGACTTTGTAATTTTAGAAAGATTTGACTCTAACTCCTTGAGGTCATTATTAATGCCGCTCCCGAATAAGTCATCAAATTGAATTTGCTCTGCCATAGTTTATCGTTTTCTTCGGCCGGCTGCTTTACGTCGGCTTTCGCGTTTTGACTTCATTTCGGCCTTTTTGCGGTTTTCTTCCTCGATTCTGTCAAGCATCGAATAATAAGTTAGGACGCTCATTTGCTCAGGATTGTGAAAGCCACGACTGACCAGCATGTTCAACGTGTCTATAAATTTACGCTCTACTTCGAATAGAAAGCTATCAGAAGCGCCGTCCATCGCTTTTGGGTCAATTTTTAAAAGCAAGGTGTCCTCAGCAGCCAGATATTCTTTTTCTGATTCCTCGGTTTGATCACGTAGCCAGTAGGCATTTTTAAGCACCACGTCGCGGTATGTGTAGAAGTAGTCCACGTTCTGTGTGCTGAAGCGCTTGGGGAAATAGCGCTCAAGTTGTAGGGTTATTCTTTTTTTTTTGACTCAAGGGATTCCTCCAGAAACTTTTGAGTCATGCCAATGCTGTTTAGCATATCGACTGTTGCAGTGATTCCATCATCGCTCAGATCTACACGCGGAGATTTGTCGATCTTGTAGATCAGGCAGGCAAATGCTCGTTGAGGGTAATTGATACCCATGAAGACATTATAGAGGGTAGACTGCAGGTTTCTTCTTTCAGTCCTTGCTTCCTTGATTCGTTCATGCTTAAGAAATAAGTCCAAGTTTCGGTGACGCTCTATGATTTTGTCGAACGTTGAACCAATCCCAGACTCTTGGAGCAGGACGCTGTTGAACTTGTTGTGCCGGTATATGGTGAGCTCCTTAATATCAGTGCATACTTCAATCCGGTGACGCTTAAATTTTATCACTTCCATTGTTCCAGCTTACTTTAAGATGTACCAAGTGCCAACACTTGTAATGATTGCAAACGGGAAAATGTGCAAAAACGAATCTATGTGTCCTGCATAGACTTGAAATATTCCAACAATGATCCCAGACCAAAAGCCAGTGCAAAGGGTACATATCCTGCCGCCTTTTTTTAGAAAGAATCTTTCTAAGCGCCATTTATCAACCAGCAAGATTAGAAAAGAAGCGCAGACAGAAACGAATGCGCTCAATAATAGAAAGCTCATATCTATATTTTGTTAATTACTTAATAGAGGCAAGATAATGGTTTGCTGCGTTAATGCCTAACAGCTTACCTTTTTCAATCTGATCCTTAGTAATGGCGAAAGTATCACTTACAAAAAATGGAATATGGATTGCGTTGTAATCTATCCCGGAAAACGAGGCTTCGTATTCCTCGACCAGTTCATCGTTAATAGAAACTTCTCGCACGAATACGTCCGTCACATTAACCAGGCGTTGCATGAAGTTGCGCGGTCTGGGAAGCCTTGCTGCGTCATACGACATGATAGAAGGGCGACTATAGATGCTGACAACCTCATTTAAAACCTTGCTGTATAGGTTTTGATATGTTCTTAGCGTAAATGCTCCGGCGCTGTGTCCTCTATGGCCGCCGTCCATCATTGGCTCTCCTTCGTATTTGTGACTTTTGATCATGGGCGCAATGGTTGAGCTGGCCATTACTGCTGCAATCGCTTTTTCATAAGTCAAACCATTAAGCTTGACCAAACGCTGCTTACCGTCTATTTCTGACACCATCATAACGTACACCAGTGTGGAGCAGTGGTTTTTGATCATGTTCCAGTGTGATTCAGTAACAATCTTTCTGAGGTTCTTTTCCAGGTTGTCATACTTGCCCCAATAGGAATACCCGAATATGGTTCTAAGTATAGCAGACAGTGATATGCCTCCACGTGGTCCGATAGGATCTGACCACCAGCTAAAGATTAGCCGCCTGTTGTACGATTTGTCGGCCATTGCAGACAGTTCGTCCAATTTGTGAGCCATAAAGCAGAAAGCTATAATTGCACCGGCTGACACGCCTGTAATGGTGTGATAGTGTACATCTCGCTGGTCTTTAGCCAGCAGTTGCTTAAAAGCATGCAGCAAAGCCACTAATTTGATGGCCCCTCCGCTAATGTTAATCATCAGGTTTTTCATATCAATCCTTTAAATGAATCTACTAAATACTGTCTTATTGTTAGCCCAATGCCACGGCTGGCATAAGGATCTGCTTGAATTTCGGGAATGTTTGGAATAGTCACGTTGTCAAGGTAGTCATCATGAAACCCATCTGTAAATACAGCCAGTGCATCCGGTAACACCAAGCCCGAAATATCGTACAGGTTTTTCTCACCTTGCAAGGCGTCTAGCATGCTTACAAGCCAGCCTTCAGCCTGAACCCTGGCAGCAATAGGATCTCCCCCATTGAGAGCCAGATACTTGGTTATTACCAGCGCATAAACACAGCCCTGAGATGTGTTGTTTGTAATGTTCGATCTCCGACGCTGACCCTCGTTTCTAATTTGATTAATGTCTCGGTATAGCTTAATAGTTTCTTTGACATCTTGGTTATCTGGCCTTAATGTTCCATCTATTCGAAACCACTGCCTTTGCTTAGTGCGCGTTTTTACTGATTGGGCTGCTGGGTAAGGCCCATCTTGTTCTAAGGTATACTGCTCATCTACCTGAAGAACCGGCTTTAATTCCTGATCGGTGTTAAAGTCAATGACGCGTATTCTTGTACGCTCTAAAAGCCCACCAGAACCGAAGGTGTACAGACGGTCAAGACGTGGCGTAACATGTACCTGGTAGTCTATCGCATGCGGAATAACTGTATTGTCCTTCCATATAGTTTTAGCCGTCTCATTCAGGTAATTATAGATTTCGTATTCATCTAATTCCAAATACTCAGGATTGTTGCTTGTCTCTTGGTATATGACGACGTTTTGCAATACCTCCGACGGTCTAACGCCATACTGAGATAAAAAGCTGGCAGAAGGCAAAACATGAGCGTAACGCGAGTAGTTTTTATCCAAGGCTGAACCAACCGGTATCACACTACCATATCTTTCATTTTCAGAAAGCACACCTAAGTACCGGAGGTTTTTTTCAATAGCGTTGATGTTGGCAACGGCAGCTTCCTTGTTTGGGCAAATGTTGTAATTCGTCATATCGATATATTGTATTGCTGAGCAAGTGCATTAAAGTTACTATCTCTTTGTGACGGCGATAATATGAAATCGTAGAAGAGATCGGCCCCGACTACAATTGCGGAATTTGCACCTGAACCGGTGTTAGCTCTTCTGGCAATAGTTGGCTGGTCGTCCCCGATTTGATTAAATCCATAATCAGGTGCATTCATGACATCGGTTCCTATTTGAACACCATTAAGGTAGGCCGTGATTAATCCAGATTGATATGTGACCTGTAAAATATAGTCTGTGTTTTGAGCTATTACTCCCGGAATGTTAAGGACTCCGTAATTACTACCACTCCCTTGTCGAACCTTAATGGCAAGTTGGGAATTTACGAAGCTGATAGCACCATTAGGAGCGTATTGTGCGTCTATAGCTATTTCAAGAAAAGCTACATTGTTATTGCTACTTGACGTGTCTTTCGGCATGCAGAAAATCACGTTCGCATTAATTTTTGCATTCTGCCTGAACACCATCCAATACTCACCCGTTGACGGCACCAATCCAGCAACCTGATTAGTAAGAGTAGTCAGTTCAAGAAACTGATTGTTTCCATTAAAAAGTACACCCGGTGTATTAACGCCAAACGCATCGGAATCAACCGTTGGCCGGTCAATGATATTCGGCTGGTTATAGTCGTTTGCGTTAACAGATTGATCGACCCAAGCCGGCACCGGATCACCATTGTTGGCAGCGCCAAAAGTGGTAATACCGTCATGGTAAAACTCAAAGCCAGCAGTTAGGCCCGCTTCTACTTCCAGAACAAAAGATACAGCCGGTGATGAACCCGCTCCATTAATAGCAATCACGTCTATGTTGTACGTTCCTGGTAGCACCTGATCATTGTATTCAAATAGGCCATTGCTATTAATAGTGACTCCTACAGGCTGTCCGGATAAGGTCCATGCGCCAGGGTTATTGCTAGCTACAAATTGCTCCGATCCGGCAATACCTTGCTGAGTGGTGAATGTCTGGCCAGGTGTAGGGATTGCAATTGTTGGTGGATTTTGTGGAGCAGGAGTATAAGCATACATCTGAAGATAGGTGTCTGCCTGATTTGGCTGAACAACACCGTTACTGCCACCGTCCTTTTCCATTTGTACGGTTATCTCCACGCCAGCCGGAACCAATGGTAAATAATAACCGTGTATACGGGTTGCTGAATCTAGGTGCCCGCTTGCATCCCTCATGTACATCTGCCAATCGCGAGGTGTGACCGGTACGCCATTAATCAAAATTTGGGCAGTGGTTTGCAGACGAGCGTTACCACCAGACTGTTCACGGACGGCCACAACCACGTCAATGATCAGGGCTGTTTCTTTCAGGATTTGAACGCCGTTTGCCGTGTTCAGAAAAAGGGTATTGTCTTCGTTAATAGTTTCAATGTCAAAAGGCAGAATCTGTGTGCCGGCTTCGTTTAAATCTTGGGTGCTGCTTGTAGTGGCCCGAAAGTATGAAGGTCTGGAAGGCCCAGGTATATCGGAAAGCAAAGCAATTACACCGTCTTTATCTGGAGGCTGTAAGGTTCTTTTTGTTCCGGTTGCAATCAGTGAAAGCTCAAAAGCCAAAAGCTTAGTGATGTCTGCTGAATTGTACAACTCAAAAACGTCATCAGCTCTGCTTGCTAATTCTCTGGCGTCTAACTGTACTGGTGTTTCAAATCCTAAAGGGTTCGTATTCGGGTATTGCTGCACGTTGTTCACTTGATCAAGGCCAACATCTGCCTTAGTTGTACCGTGTGGGTTTGTGCCGTCATCAAGAATTAACTGACTGTGATTAGTAACCCCTCCACCAGCAACAGGAGTTGGCACCCAATTAACCCCATCCCAAGCCAGTGCTTCACCTATGTTTGGAGGGTCAGTGGTTGTGTCCACGTCAGAATGCGTATCTATTGATCCATCTGCTGAGACTTTTGACGTATTATTTTGAACGTCAACATTGTTTGATACCTCAGTTTGAAAGTCAACAATAGTTGCTGCCAATTGTGTGCCGGTATGATTAGCCCGATCTCTGTTAGCGGCATCCCTGGCATTAAGCTGTGCCGGTGTCTCAAAACCGGAAGGGTTACTGTTTGGGTATTGCTGCACGTTGTCGACCTGATCTAATCCTACATCAGCTTTGGTGGTGCCATGTGGATTTGTGCCATCGTCCAAGTTTAGCTCGCTGTGGTTGCTTACGCCTGGACCGCCACCAGACCCTACAAAAAAGATGCGCGTCCTAAGATCATTTAGCAAATCACTTGTGGAAGAGTACGGAACATCAAATTCGTCAAGCCAGTCAGCATAAAAGACAGGATCAACTATTGATACTCTTGAGCCTATTTCTACTAACCCAACATTGTCACCCTTTACGGCAATACGGAATTTTCCGCGCTGTAAGGTTATAGCCTGACTTAATTTGAAATTTGTCAGGGTGAATGTTCCAGGACTGTTATTTTCAATCTTGTAGATCATAGGAACATGATATTATTTAACTCATTTACCACGGCGTCAGCATCAGCAAACGTGTTGTCGTTAGTATCTCGAAATACCCCAAATTCTGCGTTTGCTATAATGGTCTTGTGTAGGTAGTCAGTGCTGCCTTCAATAATTTCTATCCTGTCTCCAAAACGCTCATATCTATATTCTCCGCGCTGGTAAGGAACGCCATTAACGGAAAATGTAGCTGCGCTTAAAGACTCGATACGAATTGTCATCTGGCTGTTGGGCTTAATCCGGCGTGTTTATATTCCGGATCTTGGTCAAAATATTTGTCTGGTTCCTGAGCCATCATTTGCCGTTCTTGCATGAGCCCATGAAAATGTTTTAGCTGGTTAAGGCATTCGTTGTACTGCATACGATGGCCATCGTGCCACCCATCCTGAATACGCGCTTCAACCCAAACTCTTACTTTTGTTGATATGTCTGCATCTCGCTCAAAGCGCACTTCGCTTTTTAACTTCTGAACCTCTCTGTTCAGTCGTTTGATTTCTTTTTCCTTTTTACTTAGACCGAACATCTGTACTGATAGTTTATTAAAAGTTCAAATCTTATGCCTGCAAACGGGTAGTGAAGTTGATCCCTTTTAATTCGCTCCAGATTAAACTGGTCATAAACCTCAGAAACGGTCTCGTGAAATTCCCGAATAATTCGAATTTGTAGCTGATCTTTCAAAATGCTGACCACGTCTTGCACGAGCTCTTCTGTAAAATAATAATCCTTATCCGGATTGATCTGCTTGAGGTTGAGGTAGAATATCAAGTCCACCCTTTTTTCCCATAAGTCCTGAAAGATTCCGGCTTGAGGTTGTTGAGCGTTGCCAGATCCTCGACCAATAAAAAAGCAATGTGAGGCAATTGAATCATTTGGCATGACATTAAAATACTCTCCACGCTGGTTCCGGTCTACGCCTTTAAAAACGTGTGGCTCATCCTTTATCACGTCTTCGTATTTTCGAGGAAGCAGGAACGCTCGGCCGTAGGCGTTTTGTAGCCACGGCAGCCCAGTTAGCACTTGCCTGGTTCTTTCAATCACTAGGTCAAGACCTTCGGCTTCTGGGTCTGTAATTCTTTGATCTTGAGTATTAGCTAACATCGATTTGCTTAAATATTCGTTTCTTAAAGTCTATAAAAATATCACTTTTTAGAAAGATACCGATCGTTTTCTGGTTCCAAGCAAGCAGGCCTTTGTTCTTGGCTGACTTACTGTTCAAAAATGGATACTTAAAATCAGTCGCCACAAGGTCGATCGCCTTGGTTGTGGCCTTTGCTTTAATGCTGCGCTGGAAGTTTCCGCGAAGTTTTAAGTTGTGCCTCCCACCAGGAGCGGTCTTCGGTGTTCCTTTCAACCTCAAATATCGGCCATCTGGGTTTGCATATTGAGGTAAAAGCCCACCATCTGACCTTTCACCTCGAAGGATCTGCTGCCTGGTGAGATCTTCAACTGCTTGAGTATTGGTGTTTACTGTGTCCTTTAATGCAGTTTGTAACCCATCTGGACTTAGCGCTCGCTGGAGCTTTTCAACCTTACGTAAAAACTTATTAGACATAGCCTGAATAAAGTCATTTTTGCTGAATCTTGAAAGTCCTCTGCAGTATCCTGACTTCGTTATTTTTGTTCTTATCTATTATTGGCGTCAGCTCTAAGAATCGACCTCCGATAGGCTTAGGTGCAGCACCTCGTTCCACGTGAAACCCTCCGTGACCATCCTCATATTCTTCCTTGTAAGTTGGCGTTCTGACGTGGAGCTCTTCGATTTGCTTTAACTTAAGATTGCCTGTCAGTCTTTGCTTGATATAAGTCAACTCATAATCCTCATGCACATGTCCCATCCAGATACAATCTGCTCCATCAATCATTGCCGATCGTCTGTTGTTCTGTATGGTGCCTTTGGTGACCGGACCACCGCCACCGGATCCGTGGAAATAATGCAAGCGGTGACTTAATCGGCTGGTGCCTTTGCTGTCAAATGTGCTAACATACCAACCACCGTAGCCGCCAGCGCATACTTCGGTTTTGTTCTTGTAGTTCAATAAGTCGATGAAGCGGCGAAGCACATCAGTTTCTTGGTGCCTGATTATACTGGTTTCATGGTTGCCATATCCTATGAAATCTATCAAATCTGCATAAGGGCTAAACCATTCTGCAGCATCTTCAACAATCGCGTCCAAGTACCTGGCAACGTTGTGTTCTGGCCGTATGTCTGACTTTGAGCGTCTGGGGTCATACTTCCCTTGCATCAAACAAAAAAAGTCGCCATTGATGACGACTCTTGCTTCTTGTTCTCTTGCCCGGTTCAAATCCCTTTTTAAAACCTCTCGGTTGCACTTGGGATTGTCCCAATGCAAATCAGAAAGCAGCGCTATCTTTTTTGAGGTTCCGTATGAGTTGCTTTGATATACTCTTTGTACGATGTTTCTTCCTAGCTGGCGTAGCATTTTTATCTTCGGTAACGTGAATATCTTCCAGTATTTCTGACGCTTACCGAGCTATAATTCATGCCTTTTTTTGGAAGGCATGGTATGCATGCACTGTTCTGAATGTCTGACAATTCAAAAACGGCTGCATCTATCCTCGTCTTTAGGCGCTCCATGGCACCTTCACCGCCTAAGTTCTCGCCCTGCAACGCGGCACGAGCTAAGTCCCTGACTTGTTCAGAGATATAGTTTTGCCTGACGTTGTTGGCAATCTCTCTAAGTAAGTCGACGATGATTTGTTGCGCTATGCCCTCAGCAAACTGAACCTTCTGGTCCACCATGTAATTTTTGATCTCACAGTATGCGGAGATCTCCAAGTTGAGGCCATAATTTGAATCGATGTCATAGCTGACAGCATTAAGATCGAAAAGCTTATTGTTTGCCGGAATTTGTCCACTTGCAACTTGGACGTTTTTTATTCGGACAAATTGAGACCAGTTTTGGTAAGCATTGTAATTGTAGGTGTTACAACCTCTGCATGGAGGCCGGTCGAAGTAGTACCGGGAATTTATCGCATTGCTGGCAATGTCGTCTTCGTAGTACATCAAGTAGAAATACCCACCAAGTATATCGTTGTCATAGTCTCGGTACTGCAAAATGTTATCAGCAGTCAGGCGAGTCCATTTCTGGCTGTTTGCTTTGTCATGAGTTACCGGAATAACCGCTACAGGATCTTCTTGGCTTGAGTGCCACAAATACAAGTTGAACGACTCGGTATCCCCAGTGAATTGGGTCATAACCCTATCAAGCACCACGCTAATTCCGTTCTGGTTCAATAATTCAATCTCAAAGCCCACCAGCCGGCCTGTCTTGACCTCCTGATCATTGATTCGACCAGGAGCCTCAAAAAGGGCTAAAGTGTCTAAGAGGCTCTTTGTTGCCCTATCTTCTTTATGGGTGTTGATCAGTGAAGACCAAAAGTTTCGAATGCCTTCGTTTCGAATGGTTCTTAGCCAATCAGCAAAACGATCGTCTTGCTGCCATTCTGCTGGACTTGCGTCTGGGCTGTTGCCTAAATTAGAATCGACTAAGCTGGTATATGAAAAGCCATCAGTAAAGCTTACCTGATCTCCTATGCTGTAAGTTGTTGCAATATTCCAAGCTGGAATTTTTGAAACGTCAAAGTTTGCGTAGTCCTTGGCTGTGTCTCTGAGGTTTTCCATCGTCAGTAGCGGATGGTGAATTAGCCTGGCCGTTGACGGATCCACTAGATCAGCAGGAAGCTGAGGCAGGCTGGGGTCATCTTCTTGTCGGAATCGAACGGCGTCTTGAAAGTTTGATACTAAAAACTCAAAGTCTCGTGTCATGGGATTGAATTAAAAAAGGGTGAGGCGTAAGGCCCCACCCCTTCTACACTAAATGAAAAAACAATTAACCTAACCTACTCTTCTTCTTTCTTCTGTTTCGCATCCTTAACGGCTTTCTTTCGGTCAGCCTTTGACACGTTAGAAGATTTGCTTTCTTCTATGAGCTTCTCAGCGTCAAGCTTTGCCTCCTTCTCGTTGTCAAGAAGGGTGTGAACTGGTTTCTTTATAAAGTAACCCATTACTGAAGAATTTCAAACTTAACGATCGGAGAGTATCTATTCACAGGATCACTGTTGTACTTGGAAGCTACCAAGATGTCAGTTGACCATTCGTAGCCCTGCTTCAAAGATCTGGTAAGACCAGCAGAGGCCGCACCAGCAATTCCGCTTACGTCAGCGCAATCTTCCTGGAAAAACGTACCCATCACTTGATCAACAACAGGCACAAGCTCTTGTCCCCAGATTTTTGATCCACCTTGAATAGTTTGACCAATCACAGCGTCAGCATCGTTTCTGTTGTAGATTCCAACAGAACCACGCTCAACGGCAAATCCTGTAGACTCAACGCCAGCAGCGTTGCCTTGTCTGTTTGTAGGATACCACTCATAGCCGCGAAGATCAAACTGGAATCCTTCGTTCGTGGCGTTGCTTGAACCTTGGTTGTCAAGTCTTCGAACAAGCGGCATGTGGATGCTGTTTGCTACTACCGATACTTGATCGTAGAAGTCCATCTGGTTCATGATTGCCTCCAGCTTGTTGTAGAAGTCGTTCTTCTCAGCTTGAGGTACTTGCAACGCGTTACCAACTTGAGCGTAGAACGCCGGCGCAATGTCTGTCCATAGTTGGTTTCTATCGGTGTTCAATTGAGCCAAGCACAAAGAATCAAGATCAGCAGCATATTGAAGCACGTACTTCATCACCTTTCTGGTGAAGTCGCTGATCATGTCGATATCGTTGTTGTAGTGGTTCGCAGGATGCATAGAGAACGCCCATCCATAAGCGGCAAATGACAGCGAAACGATCGCTGAGTTGTTCTCATCATCCACGATTGAACAGCTTCGCACATACGGTGTGGTGACCGTCACAGTTTCAGCATCAAGAACTGGTACTTCAACGGTGTTTCCGTATGAGTTCAAGATGTTCCTTCGGGTTTCTTCGTCGAAAATGCTGGTCTCAGGACTGTCCGCGCTTTGCTTGAACAACTGATAAGCACCGTACTTAGATTCCCTTAATTCATTTTCGTCGAATCGGTTGCTATAACCGCTTCGAAGTTCCTGCATGAGGGTGTTCAGTAATGACATAGTTTCTTTAGTTTTTTAGAAAATTCCAATGATGTGCTGCCTCGATGCGTTCACTGCATTAACCGTTCACTGGTTTTTGGCCGCTTTCTTACTTAAATATAGCTACAACTTGGAATTTGCGAAATCGGAGATCTCTTCTCTGGATTTCCATGAGACAAGCTTGGTGATATAAGCGTCTGACAGAACACAATCCGTGGAGAGGCCATCGGTCTTATTCCACCCCAAGACCAAGCCATAACCAGACAACGGCTGGTTTACTCCACGGATCATAAAACCTGGTAGCAACTCTTCAGCAATAAGAGCGTGATTGTCTACATAGAGCTCATGATTGAAAAGCTCAAGCGGCCATGGCTGAAGCTGATCGAAAGCCTGCCAGCCCATTTCAGTGTATAATGCAGAAATGCCGCTTTTGTCAAGAGGCATTTCAACTTGGTAGACTCGCTGATCTACCGGATCAATTTTAAGCGCTTTCAAGATCCCAAGCGTAACCGTTCGATTCAACAGTTGGAACGAGGTGTACGCCAGGAACAGATTCGATTTCTATTGAGTAATGATCGATGAACGGTGCAACGTTCAATTCTCGCAAGCTTGTTTTTCTGTTTCTGGAAAGCAAAACATCAGTGGTAAAATATGACCACATCTTTTCTGCCACTTCATCTGGCTTGTATCTCAAGGTGAGATAATGGCGTGCCAGATAGAAAGCCACGATCGCCATCGGACCGTACCGGTGCTCAAATGCACGGAAATCCTTGATTACGTGCCCAACAGGAACCTCCATCTCAAGCGCAAGCTGAGTGGTGACATTCCTGAAGACTGTTCTGTAAGGTGGAATAATCATGATAGTTACTCTCTATTTGTCCACAAGATAGCCACACTTTCTATATTTTGAAAGTAGAAAGATTCTTTCTATAATCTACAGCATAAAAAAAGCCGGTGACTAGCCGGCTAAAAAACAAACCCAAAACAGAACGCTATCAGCGTTTCCGTGTCTTTGCTGTTGCTGAAGAAATTCGGCCAGCCTTGCCAGCCATTTTGTCGCCTGATCGAACTCTGCTCACTCCTGGATTCTTACCACTTGCGCCACCTTTGATGGCTCCAGATAGATTCCCTGCCAGCATATTGCCTCGGCGTCCTCCCATTGCTTTTATCTTATTGTCAATCATGATTAAGAAATTGCGATGTCTGCTTTCACTGTCACTCGGTAAACTGGGGTGTTGTCGTTTAGGTAACGACTGCCAGCCACCAGTTGTAAGGTGATTATTTCACCCACTGCCTCAACGTTTGCCGTCAAGTCAAAATCCGCTAATTCAACAGCCATCTGTGCATCGATTGCTGCGATCAGCGCGTCGTAGTTCGTGCCCTCTACTCCAGTTGTATCAACTGTTGCTTTGTCAATGTCAAAGGAATAGATCTGATCCGTGTACTCTGGGCTGGCAACAGCAGCCGGCTGGGTGTTTGTAGCACCTGCAGGCCGGTCGTTTACTCTGCCATCCGCAGTTCCATTGTAAGTAAGCGCCATACTTTTTTGCGCTAAAGATAATTAGGAAATCCTTGTTCCTACGTGGGTTATCTTGTACCCAATGTCCGGATCTCCTCCTTTTGCCGCTCTTGCCCGGCTTTCAGCAACGTCAAAAGCACACTCAAAATGATCTAGAGTCTCATTTGTGCTTTTTCGGTAAACAGAAACCATGGCGCGGTTGTCGCGTCTTTCCTCTGCTCTACGTTGTAAGGTCTTGTCCAAGTCGCTCATTTTCTTTCAAATTTTAGTAAAAATTTTCACTTGCCTGACATCATCTGCTTAATGATGTGTGCCCGCATCATTTTCTCAAACTTGCGGAGCGCATTCTTTTTGTTGATTGCGCTTGTGTACCAGTAACCCTCCTCAACTAACACCTTCCGGTGGTACTGTTTTTCGAATAAACTCACAGCGCCTTGATGATGGAAGGTTGCTTCGCTTACCTCTTTGGTTTGATGATGAACCTTCCAGAGCTTTTGTCCCTTCCTAAGCTGAAGAGAGCCGAGCAGTTCAATATGCTTTTTCTGCTCGGCTGTTAACTCTATCTTGTCCTTCTTCGGTTGCCGTAAGGGTTCGAAGTCTTTCACAATCCCTTAACCTTCGATTGGTTGGCGTTGTAATACTTGGTGAACTCCTTGTCTGTGTGCTTGATTCCTTTGGCTTCAAGCGTTTGCTTCAAGTAGTTGACCAAATCTGTCCTTGTCTTAACCTCAGCCGGCAGACTTAAATCAAACTCACCAGCGCCGCCCTGGTCGCCTTTTCCACCTTGGCTACCTTCACCAGATCCGGCACCGCCTTGCTGACGTCCCTTGTCGATAAGATCTTCTGGAATTTGTTCCATCATTAGGTCAAAAGCTGACCTAGGATTGGCGTTCTTGGGATCCAAAAGTGGCTGATCGTTTGAGTCATTAAAAATGATGTTACCGTCTACCTCCTTTGCAATAGTGCCGGCCTTAAACTGGTTTTTAAGATTCTGCAGAGTGCTTTGAATCACCCAATCATTGAGGTCAGATTTTAGGCTGCCCTTTATCTGATCTATTGCGCTGTCCAAAATACCGTCCACCCGGCTTTGGAAAATGCCTTGTCTCAGTTTGTTTACTTCCTCATCCCTTTTGTCAAGCTCAGCCTTGCTGGTGCTTTTGAAGGTTTCAAACTGTTTCCGGATCTCTGCTGTTGCCTCGTCGCTTGATAGCTTTTGTTCCAGCTTCTTCTGGAGCTCTTGCTCCTTTGTGCTGTAGCTATCGTTTAACGTGGTGATTGCACGCTTGAGAAAGTCACCAGCCTTTTCGTTGTTGTCAGGATCAATGCCTGTAAGCTCTTTAATTGAGCCGTGGAAGTCATTATAGACTTTTGCCATCCTGCTGTTGACCTCTTTTTCGGTCAGGTTCTTGTGGTAGGTGCTGTCCTCGTCGGTGCTTCTTACCACATAGCCTTGTTCTCCCAAATGTTTCACTGCCGCATCTAAGCTTTCAAACTCCAGCTTTGCAGGAGGATCGTCTTCTCTGGCTGCCCAGATCTGGGGCGTGTCAATGATGTATTTATGATTCTGTTTCTTCATCGTTCTTTTTTTTGATTGAATTTTTTCTGGGATCACTCCACTCATCGGTGTGCTGTGAAAGCTTGCGCTTCATGCCAGGTGTAATAGCTCCATTGTCCTTAACTCTTGTCGGGTCATGAACAATCTCAGGATTTAGCCCATTGAAGAACTTCTTCCTTCGCATTTGATCAAATTCATTGATACGGTACGATTGAATAACCGGCTTTGATATTTTGTTGCCGGTAAACTTGTCAAACAGTTTAGCTTCTGTTCTGACGAAGTAGTGCGTTTTCTCACATATCGCCTGGATCATAACATTGGCGTCTTGGTTAGCCTGAACCATTTCCTCCTTATCAAAGGCTTGTTTTTCTGCTAATTCTTGGAAATCCTTGTAGGTATGACCGGCTGCTGTGACTTGTCTGTTTGGATTTTGAACATTTAAATAATCAGCCATTGCAAATAATTTTGCATAAAGCTACAGATTCTTTCTATTCTTAGGTAGAGGCTGTAAAGAATTAATTTACTTCTTCTTCTTCGGATTCTTCTTCTTCGAGCTCTTCTTCGTCGTCATTTTCTTCCAGTTCTTCTTGGCCATTATTTTGCATTTGCTGTTGAACTTGTTGTGCGGCTTCTTGCTTTTCTTCTATCATTTCGTCAATCTTCATCATCAGCCATTCTTTGATGGTGTTGACCCGGACTTCAAAATCTATCTCCGGAAGATAATCTTGCACTGGACCGTTCTCCAGTTCCCACTCCTGCATCAGATCGTTGAAATTTACCTTCAACATGAGCAGCTTTTTGTTCAGCAGATCCTTGTCCCTGGAGAGCTCTTCTTTAGTGTAGGACTCATACGGCTCAAGCGCTGTCATGATCAGCATTCGGTTCTTCATTGAAGGATTGTTCTGATACTCTTTGTAGATGATCTTTTTTCTCTCCTCAGCTAATACGTAATTAGGCATCCCGTTTGTCCTGCTTTGAGCATACGATTCTTGCATTTGCTCAAGGCTGGAAAGGAAGAAGGTGTGCCCGTAGAACACTTGAGATCCTGAGTATCTTTCACCATACCGCATCCGGCCAATGGTGTCAAGCGTAAACTGCTCAATCTTTTCAAAGTTACGAGCCAAGCGATTCATCACAGTATTCCGGCTTTCAAAGCTGCCTTGTATCTGCTTTTGGTTTTGGGCTTGGTCATTCTTAGGATCTCCACCGTAGCCGACCATGTTTATCATAAACTCTTGCTCTCTGGTGTTCATCTTGCGCTCCATATAATCTAAAGAGCCGATGTCTCCTTGAGTGACTTCAACCATTGGCATTAAGCCTCTGGGCTGATCAGTGTCAAGCGCTGGAGCTACAAGGATGGTACCCGGACCTACAAGATTTTGACCTCCTTTGCATTTTGGGCATTCTCTTGGCTGCTTTCCATAGTCGTCATCATCCAGCCTATCATAAGCATATAGATAGCCGTCCCTACATTCGAAACCAGCTTCTCGGTAATTACAATCTTGCTCAAAGACGGTAACCATTGGAAAGCCAGCATAAAGCTCCAAGTGTCGCTGCTGAACATAGTCAAACAGCATGTAGTCAAGGCCGCCCAAGTTTTTGGTAGCTTGGTTTTGTCTCAGGACGTTTGATCCTCCAAGCTGCTGTGACCAGAACATTCTGGCAGGCGTGTATCCCAAGTCGTGAGGAACTTCCATTAACAATACATGATTGCCGGCATTGTCTTTTGCAAACCGCCGATAGAAGCCAGAGTCGATGACAACATAAATGCAGGCGTAGTCATCCTTCATTGCTTCGGGCAGCTTTTCATAAAAGGCTACCCATTCACAGTCGCCGGCCTCAGTGTTTTGAACAGCAAAGATTGCCTCGGTTTTAAGCACGTAGAAATAAGGCTCCGGAAACTCGGTTAATTGTATAATATTTCCTTCTTCATCAACCTCAAGTTGCGGAAGGTCAATGACTATCATTGAGTTTATGTAGTTCTGGTATACCTCCCATCCTTTGGTGTGCCAAAAGCTAAAAAAGCCTAATGACTCAAGGTATTGAGTAAAGTCTTGTTTTAGCTCTTCATCACTAAGGGAGTAGTCCAGAACTCGCTCGTCAGACTGGAACACCTTGTGGAGCTCCTCGTATGCACGCTCTACGATTTCAGTTGTGGGCAGTGGAAAGCTGACCAAGTTTTGAAAGGTGTCAAACTTGTCAGAAGGCAAAAGCCCGTGAACCATTTCCAAGAAACGGTTCCAGGCTGTTGTCTTTCCAGTGTAATATTTCTCCGTGGACGGTGGCCGTATTAAGGCCTGGGTATGTAATTGAAGTCTACCCTCATGAACTTCGGCTTCCTCAAGTTCTGGATCACGACCTCCATCAAGAATCTGAATTATCTGTTCCGGTGTCAGTGTCGCCATCCTCTTGTATTTCGCTAAGTTTTTTAGTTCTTGAAGGCTTCTTCTTCTTTTCCTCTTCAACCAGCGTCCATTTTTCTTTTGACCTGGATTGAATGTTCTGGATCTTTTCCCAAGCTGACTCGGTGACGATTTTCACGTCACCGGTCCTTGGATGTTTAATCTTAAGCTTTAACTCTGGCATACTTTAGTTTTTACTTCCCTAAAATGTTCCATGTTGGATTGCTGATCTTGAAGTAGTCAGACCATCCACCAGGGAATGTAAAGCTAAAGTTAAACAGGTTATTGGTGTTAAGACCTTGGTTGTCAACATCTGAAATGAAGTAGTTCTGTATCGGGAAAACCGTATCAGCACCGCCTTCCAGATCTGGGTCAGTGTTTGAAATGATCTGACCGAACTCATTGATGAAGATCACTCCTAAAGATTGGAAGAAGAACGACTCAGAGGTGAACTGCTCAAGCGATCGCTTGGTTTCAGCGCTTATCCCTCTATAACGACCGGTAGCGGTTACCGTTCCTTTACCGACAGAAATTGGCTGGCCAAACGGCGTGGTGTTGTCATCACCACCTTCGGTGATCAATTCCCCAGCAGGAAGAACAAAGTTCTCATGGATTGGACCAATCTGAAGCTTTGTGTCATCCGTTTGACCAAGCAAAAGGTTCCACTCTGCTTCGTCAAGGATGTCAGTGAACGCATATCCAACTCTCTGGAAAGCAATTCGAACAATCTGTCCAAAGTTCTCTGGACAGTCAGTACCAACGATATCGCTAAGCGCGACCGGGTTTGGACAAATAATTTCTAATGACATGCTGTATCAGTTTTTTTTCGAATGATGAAATCGTGAAACGAATATACGGGAACCTTAGATACCAGCGCCACTTAGAAAGCTACGTTCTATTTGTTGTTAGCTTTCAAGGTTTGTATATGTTCTTTTCTGGGATCCCAATTTCTTCAAGCCAATCAGGAACGTCAAAAGACGGACAGGCCTTGGCTGCAAACTGGTTGTGCCCTGCTATGAGAATGTCAGGATGCCTTGCGACCATGAGAAAGCAATAAGCGGCCAAGGTATTTTCTTGGTCCATGGTCCGGGTGTCTTCTGCTGGATGCTCTTTATTGCCTATGCCGCCGCCAGCGTAGACAATGTGCCGGCTGATGCTGTTCTTTCCCCGGACGCCGTTTGTGAGCTCCCACGCTTCAACCTCGTCATCATGATCAAATGGTGTCAGGTTAGAGATCGTGCCGTCCAAGTGAATGAGGTCTGTATAACCCACACGAGACCATCCGCGCCCTTTTAAATGCCAGTTGCGAATGTCTTCTGCTGTAACCTCTCTACCCTCTGGAGTAGCGGTACAATGAATTACTAAAAATTTCAACTTTGCCATAGTAGCGCCGGCAGGAATCGAACCTACGATCTCCAGGTTATACAGACCT